CGATCTAGACGTAAGCGAGCCGCTTGTTGACGTTGCCATTGCCAGTCTTGCAACTGAGCGAGATACGACGTTCGATGAGATCGAATCGCTGGGGCTCGAAATCATGCCACGCTTCATGAATCCGGCAATGCCCACGCTGGCTCAGATGACCGATGCTAACGTCAAAATCGCGTCGGTCGTTCCCGCGTTCGCCAATACGCCGACATTCTGGCGCTCAAATGGCTACAGCGACGAAGAGGTAGCTACGATTCTGCGCGAGCTGAGACGAGAGCAAGCCGTTAACGCGGTTTCGGCGCTCGTTTCTACGCCTATAGAGCCAGCGCCTGAGACGGCGGCAACGAGTCAAGGGCCAGATTCGCTTCTTGAAGGTTAGCTCATGAGCGCGGAGGATTTCGAGAGCTACGTTGACGCGATGAATAAAGCGTCACTGTTGGCGCAGCGCGACCTTGACGAGCTATGGAATAGGCTAGACAAATCAGACCCGTATGCTGTGCGAAACGCTCTCTTGACGTTGGTTCCCGGGATTGTCTACAAGTACGGCAACATGGCCGCGCTCGCTTCGGCTAACTACTACGAGGCCGAGCGGCTACAGGCTGGCGGTGATTCGTCGTTCCAAGCAGAGCTAGCGGAGCCTGCGCCGATTGAGCAAATCGAGAAATTAGTGCGCTATGCGTGCGGCCATCTGTTCAGGGAAGAAGACGATGGAATATAACCCGAATCTGACAGTCGCCTACTTGGCTGGCGTGGCCGACAAGCTCGTTAAAGACCAGGGCCGCGACACAATCATGCACAACGTTTCAAATGATGAAAATGCGCGGTACGCGAGAATACCAGACGGCAACGCCTGTGATTTTTGCAAAATGCTTGGTTCTCGCGGCTTTGTCTACGGCAGCGAGAAAAAGGCGAGCACAAGCAAGAGTACGGGCGATGCATACCACAAGAAGTGCAACTGCCAGATAGCCGTCAGCTTTGAGCCGTTCATGGAAGATTACTGGGTTAACGGCGTTCATGTTCGTCGTGGGTACGCCGACGATGCGCAGCTTGTCGTTCCTGGCCGCGACGGTTCATATGAACTGCGCAATGTTGACATAGATAAGCTGTTCAAAGAGTACAAGACTGCGGGGAATCGGTACACAAAGCGTTCTGTCTACAAAGACTATATGCTTATGCCTGACTTCATGAAAGACCCGCTCGAATACCTAAGAACCGCCGAAACGGAAGAAGAACTACGAGAACGAGCCGATGAAGTGCTCAAGGCATACAAAGAGAACTTCACGGACAAACAGCTAGAAAAAGTTCTACCAAGTGCGCAAAGCGCAGCGCAAAACAGACTGAACGAACTACGCAGCTCGAATAACGCGCAGTCTGGTATCTCAACTGTTCAAATCGTCGGCGTTTCCAATGGTGAACCGATGAATTTTGACGATGCAGACGGCATGAAAGCCAATCCAGGGTATGAGAGTGATTTTGCTCGTGTAATGAATTGCCAAACATGCGTTGTTGCTAATGAAGCGCGGCGGCGTGGGTACGAAGTTCAGGCGCAACCGTATAGCAAGCAAAATGAAGCTATGTTTGCACTTGCTGAACAACCGACAAGAGCGTATATCAATCCCGAAACAGGCAAAGAACCTGAAATGATTCGGGTTGAAGAATCGCCGACAAGAGCACGGTTTAATAAACTGTGCGAAGAAACAGTAAAAGATGGTGAACGCTATCATTTGCGCATCGAAACAAAAGCAGGTAGTGGCCACGTTGTCTGTATGGACAGAGACGAAAGCGGCGTTTTGCGTGTTTACGACCCGCAAGACGGCTCGATATACAAAGCAAGCGAGTATTTGAAGCGTGCTAAGTATTCGAGTAAGTCATACGGAATTACGGTGCCAGAGGACAATTACATATTCAGAGTTGATAATGCAGAGTTCAATATTGAATTAATCAATGGAGCATTGGAGCCTGCACAATGAATGACGAGAAGATAAAAGCGATGATTCTTGAATACATTCCAGAAAGCGTTTTAGCTGGAATCGTAGAAGTGAACGCCAATAAAGGTGTTGCATATATCGCACAGCTCAATCGCTCGTTGTGTTTGGGGACTTCATTAGTTGTAATTGTTCGCAATGGCACAGCACGATATGCACGCAGAGACGAAGCGTTGCAAATTGTTGAGCTAGCACGAGAAAATGAATTGATTAATCCAGAGTTCTACGTTTAACGGTAGAGCATAACCAAGGAATCAAGCCATCCGCACGGGTGGCTTTTTTCATATAGGCCGTCCATTTTGGGCGGCTTTCTATTTCCTGCCCTGCACAGGGCGAACAACGGCGCTGCACAGCGCAGAAAGGCGGTCAATCATGGCTGACGAAAACAAGGTGGACGTAACCGAGCCTGAACCTGCACAGGATGACGGAAAGGATTACAAGGCGATGTACGAGCAGGCAATCAGTGAATCGCGCAAGTGGGAAACCCGCTCGAAAGCGAACGCTGACAAAGCCAAGAAGTACGACGAGATGGAAGAGGCCAAGAAGACGCTCGAAGAGCGCGTGGCATCCATCGAGGCGGCTAACAAGGCGCTTAACGACGAGAGGGAACGGGCGAAGCTCGTGAAATCCGTCGCAAAGGCTACGGGCGTGCCTGAAAGCATCGTGTCCACGCTGTCTGCAACAGACGAAGAAGCGATGACCGCGCAGGCGCAAGCAATCGCCGAAAACTACAAGACTCCTGGCGGCGCACCGAAAGCGCCCGAAGCTGGGAAGTTCCCGAAGGGCGAGGGCGCAACCGATGAAAAGCGTCAATTCGTCCGTGATTTGTTCAAAAACTAACGAAAGGGGCCAATCATGGCACTTCAAACTTCTGGTATCGTCCTGCCGCGTTCCGTGGCAACCGTTGTCACCGGCAAGGCCAAGGATGCGTCCACCATCGCGGCGCTGTCCCCTGCCCGTCCCAAGATTTTCGAGGATGAGACTTATCTGATTTTCAACGGCGGTTCCGAAGCCGAGGTAATCGCCGAGGGTGCTGCAAAGAGCGCATACACTCAGGAAGTTACGCCTATTGTCGGCACGCGCTTCACGGTTCAGACCACGACCCGCGTTTCTAACCAGCTCAAGTGGGCCGATGAGGATAACCAGCTCGAAATTATCGATGCTATCCAGGAAGACCAGGCGCTTGCAGCAGCCCGTGCGCTTGATTACGTCGTGTATCACGCTGTTAGTCCGAAAACGGGCACTTCGCTTGGCGCTGGCTTTACCCCGCTGTCCACGAGTGCTGCACAGGTCTACACGGGCAAGACCGCTGCGAACATGACCGATGCCGACTGGATTGCGGCGTTTGACAATCTCGCTGATGCGACGAACGATATTTACGACATCAACGGCGTCGCGATGGCGAAGCCCTACGCAAACGCGCTGCGCAAGATTCGCGTCCCGAACACGATGGCTCGCATGTATCCCGACATTCCGCTTAACCTCAACGTCGGCAACCTCGAAGGCGTTCCCGCTGCCGTGTCCGGCACTGTTAACGGGCGCTTGGTTGTCAAGACTCCCGCATCTGGCGATACGCCTGCCGTTTACGGCACCGATGTACTTGCATTCATGGGTGACTTCTCCGTTATCAAGTGGGGTATGGTGCGCGACATTCGCGCCGAGGTCATCGAGTACGGTGACCCGGACGGAGCTGGCGACCTCAAGCGTTACAACCAGATTGCGTACCGCACCGAGGCCGTCTACGCCTACGCGGTCGTTAACCCGTCTGCCCTCGCTGTGCTGAAAATGGGCGTTCAGGGCGCTTAATCATGGACGGCAAGGTAATCAAACCGTTCTTCGATTTGAGCAACCCCGATGACGTTTACGCAATCGGTGACACGTTCTCTGGCACAGCGGAGCGTGTCAACGGCTTGATTCAGAAGGGTTTTCTCGAACCGATGGCAGAGAAGCCGAAGCGCACGACCACGCGCAAGAAATCCACCACGAAGGAGTGACGATGGCATACGCGGATGTATCCGATTTGGAAGTGCGTTGGCGCACGCTCACTGATGACGAGCAGGCACGCGCAGAAGCATTGCTAGACGATGCATCCGCGATGCTCGATGCTTACATGACAGTGGACGAAGCCGACAAAAAGCAGATGCAATTGCTCAAGATCGTCACCTGCAACATGGTCGAGCGCGCAATGTCCGCGGGCGGCGATATGTACGGCGTAACGCAGCAGAGCATGACCGCCGTTGGTTTCTCGCAGCAGCTCAGCTATGCGAATCCCACGGGCGATTTGTACATCACGAAAGCCGAAAAGCGGATGCTCGGCATCAGCGGCACAGGCAAAGGCCGCACGATCATGTATGGCATGGTTGGTGATTGCGATGAGTCTGTTTAAGGGCGAGTCCGTCACGCTCCGCACGCCGACAATCGGCTACGACGAGAATAAAGACGAAGTGATGACGTGGACGGAAACGCAAATTGACAACGTTCTGTTTGGCAGACCGTCCACGGAGCAAATCGAAGAGGTCATGCGGCTTTACAGCGTCGAAGTCTCGTACACGCTTGGGTTTCCGAAGGCGTACACGGCGAGCCTGCGCGGTTGCGAGGTATACAGGCCGCGAGACGGCAAGACCTACCGAATCGTCGGTGACCCGATGCCGCTGCCGCCTGAGATATGCCCCACACCGTGGAACCGCGAAGCTCAGGCGGTGATTGTCGATGGGTAACGTGCGAGTTGAGATGAACCTTGCTGGAATCAAGGAAGTCTTAAACGACGATGGCGTTATTGCCGAGTGCATGAAACGGGCCAGAAGGATTAGCGCAGCGGCAAACGAGGAAGCGCCCGAACACGGCTACTTCAAGCGTCAGCCGTTCGCGGTCGAAGAGGGAACCACAAGCAAGGGCAACAGATGCGCGGTCGTGTACACGCGAACCGAGCTAGGCAAGCGCATGCAGGCCAAGCATTCGACGTTGACCCACGCCATAAACTCGGGAAGGGGGTAGCGCATGGATATCGCAGCAGTTCTAATAGACTATCTGGAAGACGCTACTTCCATTGAATGGTTCCACAATTCGCCGAAGAACGCACCAGCCGAATACGGCACGGTTGCACGCGACGGCGGCGCAACAGAGCTTGTACGCGACTTGCCGACCGTGACACTCATCGTCTACGCCAGAACTCGCGGACGCGCTGCGAACCTCGCGGCGTCGGTCAAGCGTGCGCTCATCGCTTCGAAATGGTCAATAGACAACGTATTCGAAGCAACCATTGAGAGCGATTACTACGACCCGCTTGACGGCAAGCATCGCCACCGCATCACCGCAACACTGATAACTAACGACTAGTAACCCGCTTCGGCGGGTTCTCTTTTTGTAAGGGGGTTTTACATGGCAGCAAACAACACTGCTGACGTGTCTAACGTTAAGGGCGTGCAGGGCGGCTATGGCTTCTCTGCCCCTGTTGGCACAGAACTTGACCTGTCAACCAACCCGTATGTCACGCTTCCTGTTGCGTTCGACAATATGGGTTTCATCAGTTCTGACGGCATCGAGGAATCGATCGAGAGCGACACCGAGGAAATCACCGACATGAACGGCGATACGGTCTATGTCGCTAAGTCTTCCGAGACCGAAACGCTCGTGCTGACGCTCATCAGCATCACTCAGGCAAGCTTGTCCGAGTGGTACGGCCATGAGAACGTCGATGCCACGGCGCAGGATTACTTCAAGATCGTTCACACGTCGGTTGACCACGACCGCCGACTGTACGTGTTTGAGCTTCTGTTGAAGGATGGCCGCAAGTGGCGCAAGGTCGTTCCCAACGGCCAGGTCACCGAAGTTGGCTCCATCGTCCACGCTTCGGGCGAGGTCGCAAGCCGCGAAATCACCATCACCTGCTCACCTGACGCAGACGGCGTGCGCGTGTACGACTACATTGAGAAGGAATAAGGGGTTAGAAAATGGCTGCTGCATCCAAGACCAAGACCGTCACTGTTGACGGCGTGACGCTCCACATCGACTTGGAGCGTTTGGAAGACGTGCGCTTCACTTACGCGCTTGGCAAGGTTTCTGCCAAGGAAACGCCAGACGCCGAGAAGCTTACCTGGTACGCCAGGATGCTTGATTCGCTGTTCGGCGATGACGCCTATCAGGTGATGTGCGACGTTGCCGGGGGCGAAACGCTCACCGCCGAGAAGTGGAACGACTTCTATTCGAAGGTCTTGGAAGCAGTTGGTCAAAAAAACTAATCCTGCTGGCGGCTCTTCTCGCCAACCATCCTGACGAGTTACGCGCCGACTTTCAGCGCGTCTACGGCCTGAATATCGATGACATGGGCGAATCATACAGCATGCATCACGCGGCTGTGCTGGCTGCGAAGCTGCCTACTGATTCGCTCGTGTTCAAGGCCGAAAATCCCGCTCTCGAATGGTCAGAAGCCGTCTACATGCTGCGAAACATCGAGTATATGCTGCGCGTGCTTGCGTGGCAGAACACCAAAGACGGGCAGAAGGGCAGGAAGAAGCCGCAACCAATCGAGACGCCTGACGAACGCGCAAAGCAGCGCGACAAGGCGGTTAACACCGATTGGCGCTACATCGCAGAACAACTGAACATTGAGTTATAGGGGGTGATGCTGTGGCTGATTTGGCAACAGCATATGTCAAACTTGTCCCCTCGCTAAAAGGCGCACAGAAGACCATCCAGAGCGAATTAGACGGCGTTGACACCTCATCCAGCGGCAAGAAGATGGGTGGAAAGGTCGTTAACGGCCTAAAGAGCGGCATCGGCGCTGGAAAAGTGGCGCTTGGCAACATGATCGCAAACGCAGTCACGTCTGCCGCTTCCACTGCGGCCAATGCCGCCAAGAGCGTCATCGCAGGCGCGTTCAACAACTTTGCCGACTACGAGCAGCTTACGGGCGGCATTGAGAAGCTATACGGCGAATCTGCTGCGAAGATGCTCCAATACGCGGACAACGCCTATATGACAATGGGCAAGTCCAAGAATCAGTACATGCAGCAGGTAACGTCGTTCTCTGCTGCATTGATTAACGACTTGGGCGGCGATACTTCCGCAGCAGCGGACAGGGCCAATCTTGCAATGACGGCCATCGCCGACAACGTTTCCATTTTCGGCTCTAATGTCGAAGACGTGCAGAACGCCTTCCAGGGATTCGCCAAGCAGAACTACACCATGCTTGACAACTTGAAGCTTGGATATGGCGGCACGAAGTCAGAAATGGAGCGCCTGATTGCGGACGCGAACGAATACGCGGCCAGCATCGGGCAGGCTTCCAACCTGTCTATTGACAGCTTCGCCGACGTTGTGACGGCCATCGACTTAATCCAGCAGAAGCAGGGCATTGCCGGAAACGCAGCGACAGAAGCGATGCACACAATCTCTGGCTCAATCGCCATGACGCAGGCCGCTTGGCAAAACTTCTTGACTGTACTCGGAGACCCCAACGGCGATATCCCGACCGCTGTGACCAACTTGGTTGAATCGGCAAGTTCGACAGCGCAGCTCATCATCCCGAAAATCACCGAGATAATGAGCAACCTTGCGATTGCGCTTCCGCAGATGGTGGACGAAATGCTGCCCATCCTGGAAGAACATTCGACAGAGATGATTGATTCGCTTGCCGACGTGATCGCGGCGTTGCTTCCCGTTATTCTCGAAGCTGCCTTAATTCTGTTTATGGGCATTTTAGCCGCTCTCGTGAAGTCCATCCCTGGCCTGCTGTCAGCCATGGGCGAGCTGGTCTTAAAGCTGGTCGAGGCGTTGGCGCTTGGCTTGGAGCCTATCATGCGAGCCATGGAAGAGAACATGGTTGGCGCTCTCAACGCCATCGGCTCTTTCTTCATGGATATGTGGAACGCTGGCGGCGAGCTTATCAGCAACCTGATAAACGGCATCGTCGCGTGGATATCGTTTGTGCCGACGTATATATCACAGTGGATTAATGCGGCTGTGCAGACGGTCGTTGGCTTCGCTTCTTCGATGTGGAACGCTGGCGCAAACATCATCCAAGGGCTTGTTAACGGCATCGCTTCGAACTTCCAAGCTGTCATAGACACGATTCTTGGCGGATTGCAGAATGCGGTCGATTCGGCTCTGTCTTTCCTGGGCATTCATTCGCCGTCGAAGCTGTTTGCTGGTATGGGCGAAAACACCATGCTTGGCTTGGCTAAGGGCATCGACAGCGCATCTGGCGAGGTTGAGAAGACCATGCAGAACGTCATGAGCGACGTTTACGGCGCTGCTGACGGCGTTGCAAGCGTATCCATGAGGGCAGAAGCCACGGGCGCAGGCTCAATGGCCGCAGAAGTCGCGTCGTTGCGCGAGGAATTGCGCCAGATGCGGCTTGTGCTTGCCATAGATGGCAGGGCGTTCGCGGAAGCGACTGTTGGCGAGATTGACCGTGCCATGGGCGCGGCGTCGAGAAGGGCGGCGGCGTTATGACGAGAGACAACTACAAGCCGCTTGGAAACGCGCCATTCGTGCTTTTCGAGGAAGACGGCGGCACGGCTACTTACAACAGCGCGGAAGACTGGGACTTGGTTCTCAGGTCGTTCGATATCGAGGATGCGAACGCTCGCAGGTTTGCCGTCACCGTCCCTGGGCGCGACGGCACGCTTGACCTTTCAGACGCCTTGGGCGGCGTTTACTACGAAAACCGCAAGATCGTGCTAGAGTTCGCGTGCGTCAACTACATCCCCGAACGCTTCCACCTTTTGGCCGCGACGATGCGAAACGCGCTTGACGGCAGGCTCATGCGCCTAATCTTCTCGGATGACCAAGCGTTTTTCTGGCGCGGCAGGGCGCAAGTTGACGCCGAGTGGGGCGGTCTAAACTATTCCGCAATCACGGTGACAATCGACGCGGAACCGCACAAGTACAACGCCATCAGCTCGTATGAGCCGTGGTTGTGGGATACGTTCAACTTCGTTACTGGAACGGTGACGCAGACCGCCGACGTGGTTCTCAACGACAGCACCGAGACCGTGACGCTGCCAATCGACCCTGCGAGGGGCAAGCCTACGCTGTGGCTGAACACGGGCAGCGCACGCGTCAGGGTGTCAGGGGAGCAGACGTGGCATGTGCTAAAGGCTGGCGCGAACCTGTTCCCAGAAATCCGCATGAGCGCATCGAGCGAAACGCTGGTAGTGCTAAACGGCACGGGCAGCGTCGGCGTTGAGTATCGAGTTGGGAGCCTGTAAATGTACGAGATAAGGCTTTCTGACGGCTCGCCCGTCTACTACCAGAACGACGCAGACTATGCAGCCTACTCGGTCGAGTGCAACACGACCAAGGGCGATGCAGGCTACCTGCAATTCACCATGCCGAAAAGCAATCCCGCATGGGGTACGCTGGAAACCCGCAAAAGCGTTTTAGAGTTCATCCAGGACGGCTTTTCGCTTGGCTTCTTCGAAGTGCGCGAAATCACCCACGACATACAGTTTTCAGAGCGCGTCTATGCTGTGGGCGAGCTTGCGTGGCTGTTTGATTCGGTGCAGCCGCAAGAGGAATTCCACGACATTACGCCGAGGGGGTTCCTTGAGCGGCTTCTTGCCGTTCACAACGAGCAATGCCCAGAGCATCAGTTCAGCGTCGGCATAGTGAACGTCGAAGATAACAACGATTCGCTTTACCGATACACCAACCGAGAGAACACGCTTGACGATATCCGCGAGAAGCTGGTAGAGCGCCTTGGCGGTCAAATCAAGCTCAGGCGCGTCAACGGCGTCCGCTACATCGACTACCTGACCGACGAGACGTATGGCAGCGAATCGACGCAGCGCATCTACTTCGGCGAGAACATGCTTGACTACTCCGACACGCTTTCTGCGGCTGATATCTGCTCTGCGGTTATCCCGCTTGGGTGTCGGTTGGAGAATTCAGCGGACAACTCGCAAATCGGCAACCTCGAAAAGCGCCTGACCGTCGAGAGCGTCAACGATGGCAAGGACTGGATATCGAGCGAAACGCTCGTGCAGCGGTTCGGCAACGTCCGAAAGGTTCAGGTCTGGGATGACGTGACCGTGCCAGCGAACCTGCTTGAGAAGGGCCGTGCGTGGCTAGAATCGGAGCAGTTCGAAGCCATGCACCTAACCGTCAGGGCCGTTGACCTTTCCATGACCTCTCAGCAGTTCGGCGCTCTTCGATGTGGTGACTTCGCCGTTGTCGTGGCGAAACCCTACGGCTTAAACAGGCGCTTCCCGATTACGTCCAGGACGTATCACCCGGACGCGCCCGACAGCGACACCATAGAGCTAGGAACCGATATCGCGGTTTCGTTCGTTTCCGAGCAGGTGCGCACGAACAAGGCTCTTGCGGCCATGGGCGAGGATTCGAGCTACCAGCAGACCCAATGGCTGACGGAAGCAATCGATAACGTCACATCTATGATGACTGGCTCTAGGGGCGGCTACAAGTACACCGAGTATGACGAAGACGGCAAGTGGCTTGCTGATTACATTCTGGACTCGGACAGCCTGGAAACCGCGAGGGTCGTTCGAAAGGTCAACCTGAACGGCACGGCCTACAGCACCAACGGCTTCGAGGGGCCGTATGAGACCGCGATCATGGCCAACGGCACCATTCTAGGCAAGTACATCCAGGCGCATAGCGTCCAGGCTGAGCAGATTTCCCAAGACTATACGAAGCTTTGGGAAGACGCAGACGGACAGGTTTTGAAGACGGCCAGAACCGAATTCAAAGCTGCCGACGATGAGATTGCGGCCAGGGTTACGCAAGTTGAGACTGACGCGCAGAATACCAAAACCGACCTGGCAGCGGAAGTGCGCATCAGGGCCGACCAAATCAGCCAGACGGTCAAGCGCGGCCAAATCAACTCTGCCATCGAGCAAACCGCCGAGACGATTTACATCAAAGCGGGGAAGTTTGGCTGGGAGAGCCAATACAGCTCAATGTCAACTGACGGCAAGCTTGTCACCGACAACATGACAGCGCGGAACATCAACGCCACTGGCAGCATAGATTCGTCTGCGGCAACAACTCGCTCATTTATGTCAGGCGGCAGGCAGGCGTTCTACTACCGCAAAAACTCGGCGTCGGCATGGCTGCAAGCTGGCGAATTCAAAGCTGACAACGCTGGGGACGCAAGCGGCGATGTGTATCCGCAGATGGTAATGAGGACGCCGATGACAAAGGGAGTTGACCACGCAACCGTCATGCTCAGCAAGAACGAAGCAACCATGGAGCTGTACAGGCCAGAAGGCGACCACTGGCGAGGCGCGGCATACGTGCGTCTTCTAAAGGTGCTTGACAACTACGCGTGCAATGTCGGTGCGAGGGACACCCTGAGCCTGTACGGTAAAAACGTGATAATCGGCGCGCAGTACTCGACATCGGACAGGCCGAAGAGCGCTGTCAGGCTGTATGGAGACGTGTACGTGAACGACGTAAAAATCTCGTAAGGGGAGAAGCGATGGAAGCATTACAGGCGGCAGACGTTATCTACAACAACGCCTTGCAGATTTTGAGCGAAGCGAAAGTTGACCCGAAGCTTATCCCCTTGGTCATGGGAACAGTCACGCAGCGCCTAGAGTGCTTCGCCATGGGCGCTATGGCTCACGAGCTGGCGGCTAAGGGCGAAGCGGAAGAATCGGAGGAATAATGGCAGATATCTCACAAGAAATTGCCGCGTTCCAAAATGCCGTATACGGCGAAGAAGTGCGCGGCTCGATGATTAGCGCCATCGAGAAAATCAACGACGTTGCGGAAGACGCCGACACCAAAGTTGACACGTTCTCGGAAGGCTTCAACGAAGCCGTGACGAACGCCAACAGCGCGGCAACTGCCGCGAGTGCCGCAGCTTCCAGCGCCAACGCTGCACGGACGAGCGCGAACAATGCGGCTTCAAATGCCACTACAGCGGCTACGGCGGCGAACAACGCGGCATCTGCGGCTAGTGCTACCAACGACACCATCACGCAGGCAGAAGCCGCCAGGGGGACCGCAGAGAACGCCAGGGCATCCGCAGAGACGGCCAGGGCGAACGCGGAAACAGACCGAAGGACGGCAGAATCGGCCAGGGCGAACGCCGAGACCAACAGGGCGTCAAACGAAGCCACGCGCCAGGAGAACGAGACAACGCGCAACTCTGCGGAAGTGTCGAGGGTGAGCGCGGAAGCCAACCGCGCAGCCGCCGAGACGCAGCGCGTGGGCGCTGAATCTTCCCGTGCGTCTGCCGAGAGCAACCGCGCAACCACGTTCCGACAGATGCAGGACGCTTTTGCGGAAATGGAGCAGCAGGTAATCCCGCCAGCCACCACGTCAACGCTGGGCGGCATCATCGTCGGCGAGGGGTTGTCAATCGAGAGCGACGGCACGCTTTCATTCGAAGCAGGCAACTTCGAGACTCAGGAACACGCGGCGGCAACGTATGCCACGATCACGACGGTCAACGGCAAGGCGAACGCTACGCATACTCATGCGGCAACCGATATCGCGTCCGGCACGCTTCCCGTTGCGCGTGGCGGCACGGGCGTTTCCACGGCAGCAGCAGAGCGCGAACGCCTGGGACTTGGCTCTTCGACTGGCGCTCTTCCAATCGCAAACGGCGGCACGGGGTCAACTTCTGCTGCGGCTGCGCGGACTTCACTCGAAGTGTATTCGACCTCGGAAGCCGACAGCCTGCTTGCTGGAAAGGCGGCATCAGCACACACGCACGCGGCCACGGATATTACCAGCGGGGCGCTTGCAATCGCCAACGGCGGCACGGGGTCAACTTCCGCGGCTGACGCATTGGTTGCGCTGGGCGCTGCTTCCCAAGCCGATATGGACGAAGCAGAGCAGGCAATCGCCGACAATGCAGCCGCGATTGCAACCCTCGGGGAATCGGTATCACGGATTACTTACGCAAGGGTATTAGGCGTCACCTTTAGCTTCTCGTCAAGTGATGGCAACATCAATATTGCGTTCGCTTTAGACGATAACTCACAGCGGCTTTTCTCGTTACGCGACGGCGGTTTGGCCTATTACAAACGCGCAAGCAGCACCGCTAGCTGGTCGTTGATGTGGCAATGGGTGAAGTCGTAGGTGAATCGGTATCTCAGAAAGCGCGGATCGTATCGCCCGTCATGGACGCGTACTTCACCAGGTACATAGACAGCGGTGTTTACTACTACCAGATAGGCTGGAAGATGAGCAACACCATAACGTACTTCGTCCAGTTCGGCACTAACGGATATTGCACGTTCTACAAGGTGGAGAACGGCGCTACCACCGTCATAAAACGATGGTAGTAATCGGTATCTCAAATGGTATTCCAGGCTGGCGGCAACGACTTCACGATCAACTTCAACAAGAACGGCACGTGGTACGCGGTCAACTTCAACGCGAGCGGCATCACGTACCGCGTGGGTACTAACGTTATATTCTCGGGTCACTAGTAAGGCGCACGCCTTGATGGATTGCTAAACGTAAAACACGCGCACTGTCACGCTCGCGTTAGCCAATGGGGCTAAATCGGCAATCGCCACTACTTTGAACCGCCATGTCGGATAATTCGGATGCGCCCACGGAATAGCAATATCCCAGTTGTCGCTACGCAATATTGCAGACAGAACGATGGTTTCGTCGGTTCTTAAATTGGTTTCGATGTTTCCCGAGGCAGACGTCGTTGCTGTAATGTCTACGTGCTTGGGGGATACCGATTCTTAATGGCCTGTGAAGAACGCAGTCTGCCCAGAAGATGAAGTGGGATAGTTTCGCCGAACAAACGCAATGCCTGTCTCGGTAATCAGCAAGCAAAGCCACGTCCCCGCTGGCTCTTTGAAACCGATAGTCATAATGTTGCCACTCGATGCGAAAAAGACCTCCGTGATAGTTTGCAGGGATACCGATTACTTCTGCCAAACGGTTCTTCCGTCAGTGAAGTCGTACAAGGCAATTCTCGTGTCGCTGTAGACAATCAGTGCATACCTGTGGTTGTTCGCCGCAGTTACATATATACCAAACAGCTGAGTGCTGCCTGTCATTTGCGCTATGCTGGCACCGGTGCCGTCCCCGGCGATAACTCGCTGAGATACCGATTCACGCCGCATCCAGTATTAACGACCCGAACGACCGCTGCGCCTCGCGCATGAGCGCGGCGTTGCCCACCAGGTAGTGCTCGTATGCCGTCGATATGCCTTCGTGACCCAACATGAGCGCAACGGTCTCTATCGGGGTGCCTGCTTGCAGGCTGAGCGTCCCGAACGTGTGCCGCAGGTGCTGGGCGCACATGCGGATGCCGCGCCTGGCGAACCAGGCTCTCACGTGGCGGCGGTACTGGCTTGGCGTGGACTGGCAGAGCCTGTCGGACTTCCTGGGCGATGCAGCGCGTTTCAGCTCACGCAGCCTGTCCACTGCGTAGCGGGGAAGCACTACCGTGCGCGTTGACTTTTCGGTTTTGGTTGGGCTTTCGTACACTTCGCCGAACGCCTCGTGAAGACCCTTCGACACGTGGACTTC